CCGGCATTTGCGGGCAGTGAATTACTCTACTCGCCTAACGTGGCGAGCAGATCCTCCGACCACCACCAAAGGTGGCCGGGGCTAAGCCTTGCTGGAGGGAACCAGCAAACCCACTTGCGCTCGTAACGATGAGTCAAGTGAGTCTCCCTACTGCAGACTAGCGGATCAGAGTCAGAAGCGTGCTTCTGTTGGTACCTTCGCAGGTACCACAGGGCAAGCGTCTGTGAGTTGCCAATGTAGCGACCTAACCCATGTTTGTTAACATAGGCTCGGAAGCTCAAGACACCCCTCTGATGCCACGACCTACCCTTAGGCCGTGTACTACCGCGAATTAGTCTCCTTCGGTACGCATGATAGGGCTCTATCCAGATGCCCAACGTGCTATCCTCCGACCAGGGAACAAGCATCAAGCGTTCCTCCTTCACAAAATTGAGGAGATAACGCCATAGCTCGCCCCCGGGAAGTGCGATAGATGCTAGACCATTTATAACATGGCACAACTCAGGCTTGCGCTTGAGCGAACCACGTATATAGAACGGTTTTACATCGACGCCTCCTAACCAGAAGGCTCCACACGATTCGCGAAAGCGGCCCGTAGTGAAGCTCTTCTCAAGGTTAACGGAGAAACCGAGGAACTTAAGAAGCCTAAGCAGATCATCGACTAACTCAGTTTCTATGATGATGTCATCACCATAGACAGAGTATCGTCTACTGCCAACGGCCAAGCAAGCTGCAGTGAAAACAAGAGTTTCTACTACAAATGTGCTCCCGTTCCCCATACTGGAGAACTTGGCATAGTTTCCCATGCCGAAGCTACCTTTGTAATGAGTGGACCGAAAGGCGTTCAAGTATTTAAACCATGGAACTGGAAATAACCAGGCCACGGTATTGAAAGCCACGGTATCCGAAGCAGCCGCCAAGTCTATAGTAGCAAGGCTACCGTCGACTGAAGCGACACGAGCTTCCTCTTGGTTTCTATCCTGGAATCGTAAGTCGACGTTTAACCGTCGCAAACGTTTCTTGCACCACGTGTCAAATGCAAGTTGGAAGGGCAAAGCCCCATCCGGCTCACACGCGATCGTTCGGTGCGTCTTCCAGGACTTAGGGACGACTTCAACTCGATTCACGGCTGATACTATACATCTCGGGGCGGGATAGCCAAAGAACTTGGCAACCGCTCGGAGGTAGGGAATACCAGCCGATGGACACCGGTACCTGAGCTTCATCTTGCGATGAGGCGCAGAGTCCCGACGTGAATCAGTTGAGGTGGCGCCTGCGGTCACTCGGACCAACTCCGGAATGGAGTTGAGAAACTCGCTGAACGGCCCTAAGCAGCGCGAAATAGTCCTTTCCATTTTAGACAACCAAAAGCTAAGATCGGGATCTAATCGATCACGCTTAGCATAAAAGTAGTCTAGACGACGATTTGTAATCCGGCAAATACGCTCGTTCTTCTCAAATGAAGCGCGAGCAGCCAGGCTACATAAGTCGTCGTCGGCAAAGGACGCATTCTTTTTGAAGAATGCTTCAACCTGCAACAGGGCTCGAACGCGATCGACATCATGACTATGCATGTCGACGAGTGAGAGCGCGGAGCTAAGCTTGGAGATGTCCCGGGCTCTCAGATAACCTGAGAGTTTCCGGTAAAGCTCTTCGCCTAGCACTGGCAGATTGTCGTTCAGGTAATGTCGCGTTATCGCGTACGTTAACTGCTGTATGTCCATGTTGGACTATACCTCCACGGTGGATGCTACTTGATCCCCATCTCGGTATTGCTTGGCACATTCATGTCAAGCATCCGATAATAGGTACCCTCAGTGATGAGCCCACCGGCCAATAAGCCGGTGAGCGCTATGGTGACCAACACTTTCCGGAAAACCGGAGTTGTTGACTCCCACAGCCCACTCAGTACGCCCTTGAACGGCTTTAAAACCGACAGGATTGTACGTTTGAGGTTCATCAGCTGAGATACTTCGAGGTTGTCACCGTAGCGGCGAATTCGTCGCCAGCGATGATGTCCTTGAAGATGGCAAGTGCATCCGCCACCGCCGTATCGGCAGCCGTTACCGGCTGACGAATGGTGGCTTGGAACGACACCTTCTGCGAGAGAACCAAACCATCGGAATCCTCGGTACCGTGAATCACGGTGACCGTATCCTCCTGCATGACCTGGTTCCCCGTAGGCACGCGCCTCTTCTGAATCACCAGCTTCGGTTTCACCGAAGTGTGTCCGGAAGTCACGTACGTACGCGAGTTCTCCTTATCGGAAAACTCAGTGAGGGCAGTACTCATAGCTGCCATTACTGTCTCCTATTTAAAGTAGTTATGCAAGGGAGATCTACCTGGTTACAGTCGTACACCAGTATAGACTTTTCCTTGCAACGCTTGCAATACCAACGATACGAGATCGAAAATCTTGAAATCGTCGACACGCAAGCGGAGCTGCGGAAAATAGTTGATGGGACTTGGTTTCCGGGTTTGGTACACAGATTCGGAGTCTACATAGCCGACACTATTTGCAAAATAGTTACCGGTCTTAGCCACACTAGTACGATCATGTCTAGTAGTGGCCTTGATGTAGATACCGCCTGCGGACACATAGCCCGTATTCATAAAGAAGAAGCTGATAGCGGCCAATGACGCTCCAACATTGATAAACCAGTCGACTACGAATGAGAACCTAACAAGTTCCCACGCGGTCGTCAACGGGTTTATCTGGAGCCCTATTGGTTCTATATCCGCCACAACGGAGCCACGAAGGGAAACCTCGTAGGTCGTTGTGATGGTGTCGGTTATATCCCGACGGCTATCAGAACTGATATTCGTAACGGTTTCGGACCACGTTTGTTTGTGTCCGGCCCGTTCCGAACGGCGCGATCTTCCTTCGCCCAGATTTATGATGTAATCAGTAAATTGCTGAATATCATAGATCAAAGTGCGCCAGCCATAGCGGCCCTCTAACCAGAGGTCCCATGGCACGTACTGCTTTGCTTTGGCCTTAGCTCTGATCAAGTCAAGGAGTTTAACTCCAACAGACTTAAACATTGCCAGGACCTTATGCAACTCAGCAAGGAAGGTTAAGGCGTCCCAGCGTCCCTGGCCCAGCTTTGCAGCTGCAGCCTGAACGTATGGATCGGTGTCATAAGTGCCACCGAGCGCCTGTAAGGTCTCCATCGATGGAGAGTACCAAGACGACAGCACGATGCCTAGCCCTGAAGTATATTCATGGGTTCCGGCAGACGGCCACGTCGTTGGATACAGATCCCATTCGTTTATCCCGAGCCCAACTTGCTTAAATTGGGTGAAGGGAGTGAACGGAATGAGAGCTCCTTGCGCCAGCAACTCACGATAGTTAGGTGTATTCACGCCCGCGGTGTAAAGATATTCTACACTGCGGTAACCCGTTCCAGTACTCACCGGACTAGCGCCCCCAGGAGGGGCGACGTCCAGATAGGCCTGAGACGCGTACGTGTCCCACCCACCTCGTGTTTTGATTTTCATCTTCTTCAAGTCCTATGCATTCCCGGCCTTCCGCGTGAGCCGAGGGTAGGGACCGATATGGATCCAGCCACTAACTACGGGATGTAATTAGTGACCCGTTCGCTTACTCGACATCACAAAACAGAGCGTTCTTGCGGCAAGCTAGCTCGCCAAGGAAAGATTGGAGACCGTCCTCGTAATACGAGTCGGACTCAACCTTCCTGGCTGCCAGATTGTGCAAGGAACGTGATGCCTGTTGAACGGCGGAAAGGAGCTTGATCAGCTCCGTAGGAGAGTATTGCATCAGAGTAACCAAGTTCGTAAGCATACGAAGCTTGTGTTCCTCTAGCGTCTCCTTGGACGGCAAATCGCCATCTAGGTACGCTATGAGATATTCTATCTCAAATGTAACTTCTTCTATGGTTCTGGCCAAGTCGGCCTTTTCGCTTGATTTAACAGACATCATATACTCCAATTGTGATGGTAGTAAGCTAGCGAGTACTAGCTGGACTGCGAGCCCGAAAGGGC